CTTAGTAGAGTCAAAATATGAATCTAGAAGAGATTTTAGTTCTTTTTGAGAAAGAGACCATGGTTTATTCCATGTTTGCGGACGTTGAATTTTAATAGTTGAACCATCATCTTCAATCTTTAGTTTGTTAAACTCTCTGAAAGCATCTTGTTTTAGAATATCGATCATTCGTACTTCAACATTTTTACGTGCTTCACGAAGTTCAAACACACGAGAATTTAGTCCACGCAGTTCATCATCGTATGACTTATAGTTACGTGTTAGCTGACGAAGAGCATTTATTTGATCCTGCATTTTGGAATATTTTTATCCTCAGAACTTAAATCCGTTTTGAAGATAAGGATGTCATTTGACAAGGATGAAATTGAAAACTTACGTAAAGTCTACAACGACGAACATCCGAAACAAAAACCAGTACCAGAAGGTGATGTCGCTACTGTCTGGGCTACTTTGAAAGACAGGTTACATGAACAGTGTAAAACAGGGCACGCAGAATGTATTCTTGCATCCATGCTATCAAAATCTAAAGCACCATCTTCATGGGCAGTGAATCCGGAAGAATGGCTATCTTCAGATGATATTGATCATGTTGAAAAGCAATATATGAAGGTATTTTCTAAATATCATTATGTTGGTAGTTTTCCGATTGATTTTGATAAGCGTTCTAAGACAGGAACATGTTTAGTTAGTTCACTTTGTTCAATGGATATTAAATCACTTTATGATTCTGGTTATAGACAAATTGGAATTGTTTTTAATACAGATGTTAGTACTGGACCTGGTGAGCATTGGATAGCTTTATTTTGTGATATTAATCCCGAACTAGAGTTTCCCCGTGTTACATATTTTGATTCATATGCACATGCACCTGAACCTCAAATTCAAAAGTTAATGAAACGATGGAAAAAACAGTGGGATGCTACAGGAATTCATTCTTCTCCCATGCAAATGACATACAATAAAACAGAACACCAATACGAAGATTCGGAATGCGGTATGTATTGCTTATATTTTCATTATTGTTGTTTAGCACAAGTTCCAATGGAACAACGTGTTCCCGATAAAGTTGTACGGGGAATACGTGGGAGGTTATTTAGTGTTAGTAAGAAGTAATGGATATACAAGTTCCCGAACAAGGATCTTCACTATGGTATGCAGTATATGCAGTTATTATACTGGTCATTCTTTGGGCAGGTTCTAGTTTATACTCTGCTGTTCAGCCTTCACGCTCAAAGGCTCTAGAGTCAGCTGGTCCTATTTTTAAAGCATATGAATCGGTTACAAAATTATCACCATTAGGGTGTCCAACAACACCTGCTAATATGAGATTATGCGACTATTATATTGCTTCATCTTCTTATTCAATTTTTCCTGGAGCTAAAATTTATGATTATGTGTCTGATTCCATTCTTCCATTGGTTATTAAAGCCGGTCCTCGTTTAGTTGAATTAGACATTTATGATGATGGAAATGGTAAACCTGTTGTTGGTTTGAAAAATCAGAAGTTGGGAACAGATTACGCATACAACACAGTTTCGTTTGAAGCATGTTGTGTAAGCATTATAAATACAGCATTTAACAGTATAACATCCCCTGTATCAACTGACCCATTTATGTTAAGTTTGGTTTTCCATACCGATAAAACAAATGTAATCAACTCGTGTGCCGAAATACTAAAGACAACTTGCAGGTCACATACATTAGATTCTACCTACAGTTATCAGCGCAAAAACTTAGCAGTTGAACCCATTTGTAATTTGCAAAGTAAGCTAATCATTATCAGTGGTGGAAATGTGAAAGGAACATTGATGGACGAACTTGTTAACCTTTCATGGGCAACATCCAGTCTTCGTCGCTTGACATACACACAAGCGGCTCAAACATATGATCACGAAGAATTAATCACCTACAATCGCAATGCAATTACCATGGTTGTACCCGATATAGGTGAAGATTTGAAGAACTTTAATCCTCAAATTTTATTTACGTATGGTTGTCAGTGGATTATGATGAACTATGGTTCGGTTGATAGCATGATGGAATTATATATCGGAGAATTCCAAGAAAATAGCCTTGTTCTCAAACCTGTTGCGTTACGAGCTTTAAAACCCAAAAAATATAAAAAGCCAGCTATGCCAGACCCCGCGCTTTCTTTTCAACCTATGCAAAAAACCACTCCAATCTACAACGTCGTAATATAAAATCTCGAAACTACTATACAAAATGGCAAACGCTTGGCTAACTCATGTTAAGAAGACGATGAAGCAGATGAAGTCAAAGGGCACTTACAAGAAGGGCGATGGTCTCAAGAAGGTGATTATGGAGGCTAAGAAGTCATACACGAAGAGTTCAACTGCAAAAAAGACTCGTCGTCGCCGTGATTAAAAAATTCAGTATATCTAACATATAAAGACAAATGGGCGGTGGTTTACTACAACTCGTTGCCTATGGCGCTCAGGATGCATACCTCAGTGGAAATCCCCAAATTACGTTCTGGAAGGGTCTCTTCAAGCGCCACACAAACTTCGCTATGGAGCCGTTCCGTGTGAATTTTACTGGCCAGGCCGCTTGGGGTACAAAGCAAAGCGCAGTCATTGGTCGTCACGCTGATCTCCTTTACTCAACGTATCTCGAGGTCGTTCTACCGTACAGAGGTACCGATAATTTAGCATTTAACTGGAATAATGACCAGTATCGCCTAGGTTATAATTTAATTAAGTATGCAGAACTTGATATTGGTGGTCAGCTCATCGATCGCCTATACGGCGAATGGTTGTTCCTGTGGGATAGTTTGACGGCTACTGACAATCAATGGAGTAGCCTACGTAGAATGGTCAGCAGTGGGGAGATAAACGCGGGCAGTTTAGCGTTAACTGATACCGTACAATGTAATGCTGTAAACGGAAAACCCAGTCTTCCGAATGTACTTTATATTCCTCTAGGGTTCTTCTATACTCGTAACCCTGGTGCCGCGCTTCCTCTAATTGCTCTCCAGTACCACGAAGTAAAGATTAATATTCTGTGGAATAACACTCAACACATTGCTGGAAATTTTACACTCGCATCAAAGACACCCCAGCCTGTTCAAGCTGCTATCTATATCGACTACATCTACTTGGATGTTGAAGAGCGTCGCCGCATGGCCCAAGAGAGTCATGAGTATTTAATTGAGCAGACTCAATTCAACGAAGATAAGGAAATTTCATCTTACAATGCTCGTATTGATCTAACTTTTAATCACCCTGTAAAAGAGCTTGTATGGGTTGTACAACCTACATCCTATACTAACTGCGCTAGTGCAGCTAAATACGGAGCTACACGTCTCCAACCATTCACGTACGATTCAGCTGCAGTTTTTAAACAGCATTTACAGATCAATGGTCAGGACCGTTTAGATGCTCGTTTTGGAGATTACTTTAATAAAGTTCAAATATATCAACACCACACAGGTATAGCTATATATCAGCCGGGTATTTACGTGTATTCGTTTGCGCTCAAGCCCGAAGAGCATCAGCCGTCCGGTACATGCAACTTCTCTCGCATCGATACTGCTACAATTGCGATGGAGATGAGTGGAGGTGTGACAATTAATGAACAAACCGACGACACCTGGGATGTCCGCGTGTATGCCGTGAACTACAACATTCTACGCATTATGAGTGGGATGGCTGGTCTTGCTTACAGCAACTAGTAACCTATTTCGTTACTTGTTTTAGTTTTTCAAGATACAAAATAGCGTCCATCAATTCTTCTTGTGCATGTTGAATCCACTGTAAAAAAGATAGATCATTGCGATCTAACGTAGTTCCATATTTCTTTTGACCAAATTCAGCTCTCTTTTGAAACGCAGATATAACAGCGTTTACTACGCTATCATATTTGGGTTGATCCATTTTAAAATTTATTAGTTAGTTCTATCAAAATTGTTACCATTCCATTAGAACATCTTCCATTCTGCAAGCACCTTCTGCAGCAGCCTTTCTTTCTTCCTGTTCGATGAGAACGTTTGCAGCATCCAAATCTGCCTTGAATGCACTTTCGTCTTCCTCGGGTCCTTCGGGTAGACGAGTTTCATCAATAAGTACATTAACAATTCCAGTACCACATGGGGGCTTCTGACCAAACATGATATTTGCAGATACACCCTTCATGTTATCAAAATCAGCAGAGATTGCAGCATCGAATAGAATTTGAGACGTCTTCTCAAATGACGACTTTGCAAGAACACCATTGTCGCTCTTGTTCATTCCAAAGCGATCAACAGACACTAGGTATCCAGGGAATGTCATTGTATCAATAAGTGTGATCATGTGGTGATAGTTTACACTTTCAGAACTGAATACTTCCATGAATTCCTCAAACAAAGCAACACGTGCAGTTTCAATACCAAAGATTGCAACAATTTCATGAATATCATTTGAGAATGAACGGTACGGATCTACATTGTCGAATGTAATAAGCTGTAGTAGATTTGCACCCTCTACATCTAGAACCGTCTGCTTGAGAGGAACATAACCACCAACCGTTTCATCATACATAAGTTCCTTCTTTACTTCGCGAGGGTATACACGTCCAATATCCGGAATACCTGTGAGAACTGTATCAAGTAGCTTATCCTCAATAAAACGAAGAGACAGGGAATTCTTTACAGTATCCGGTAGGAATGTGATGCGCATGACAAGTTTACCAGGTGAATTGGTATCAGAGTGAATGCATTCAAATACACGAAGTACTTTATTATTAGAAATCTTTGTCTGAATGAGACTCATATCCATAATGTTTCGTGCAGCCATTTCCATAGCATCAAGTTCCAGACGAATGATCCAAGGCGATGAACATACTGCCTGTTGTGTGACAGAGAACTTCTCATATGACTGTAGAATCATTCGATCTTCATCAATCACCGTATTCTTGGAACTAGGATCAGGATCGTAATAGATTCGCAACGACTTACTAATGTCACGAAGAGTTGTCTTCTGAATTTCCTTCATCTTTGAAAGAACTGCATCTTGAACTACAGCAATCGCCTGATTGAAGTAGAGCACATTGCTAGGACTCTTGGGATTGTGTGATACTGAGAGTAGCTCAACAATGCGAGGAACACCTTGAGTCGCATTTGCCTTAGAAGTTCCTGCAGAGTGGAAAGTATTTAGTGTGAGCTGAGTGGTAGGCTCTCCAACAGACTGTGCAGCAAGTGTACCAACCATTTCTCCTGCATGAACCTTTGACTTGGTATACTTGAATCGAATATCCTTGAGAAGATCATCAAACAAACTCTTTGTAAGACGAAGGTCGATGATTGTCTTCTTGGGGGCTAGATAGTAGCGAAGTAGAATGTGGAATAGAATGTTTGACTTAAACATCGACTCGTTTACCAACTTTGCAAGTTCATCGACTACATATTGAGGAGTTAGATCGGTCTTCACTGAATAACGATTTTCGTACTTTGCAAGCATGCGCTTGAGATGAACAGGAACAGATACTTCGGTAGTTTTTACGTAACGGAATACATCCTTTACTAAAACTTCACGATCTTTGAGAATTTGATCAACAAGATCAGGTGCATCTCCAACATCTCCAGTTACAACAGCTCTGAAGTCATCGGCTGATGCAGCAAATTCACGATATACCTGCTCCATGCTCCAAACAGCAAGGTCAATAGGCTGAACTTCTACACATGTACTCTGAGCACCATCACCTCCATACACAAACTGAACAATTGATCCGTTTACATTACGAACAGTTCCATCGTATTCAACACGAAGATCCTCCATGATTTTTACAAGCTTACGCTGAATGTAACCAGAATCAGATGTCTTTACTGCAGTATCAATGAGACCTTCACGACCACCCATAGCGTGAAAGAAGAACTCAGCAGGACGAATTCCAGAAATGAAGCTGTTCTCTACAAAACCACGAGACTCAATACCATCATCATACTTTGCAAAATGAGGAAGTGTACGGTCTTGTAGAGTGTACTTAACACGACGACCAGCAATTAGCTGCTGACCTAGAAGAGCCATCATCTGAGTAATATTTAGATTGGAACCCTTGGAGCCAGACTCTACCATTTGAAGCATTCGGTTAGATTTAGGAAGACTATTCGATACGGCCTTCTCAATGGTTGAGTTTACCTCTTTGAGAGCATTCATGATTTCATTCTCAAGATGCTCACCGTCTGGACGTCCGGAAATGTTTGTGAATGTACCTGCGTGAACAGATGTCATGATATCAGCAACTTTTTGGCGACCATCTTCTAGAGTCTTTCGGATGATTTCTGCAGTTTCTTCATTTGCAATTAGATCGGCTGTGCCAACTGAGAACCCAGTGTAAAGATTGTACTTTGTTACGATATTCTGAACATCGTTGATAAACTGACCAGCGCGTTCAGGGCCAAAATCATTGTAAAGTACGTGAATAATACCCTCGGAAGCCTTTCCAAATGCACTCTTCTTAAGAATGCCTTTTGTTAGCTCACCATTCTCCAGCTTGATGGGACCATCGTAGTTCATGAGAGGAAACGCCTTTGAAATGATCTCTTTGCCAGTCAGAGGACGATTCTTTCGATCATAAGAATTGTAAGGCTTCTTCATGCGAGCTAGCAAATTCATTGCAACATATTCAGGAACACGAACATCATCTTGAGAGATTCGGTATGAACCAGTTAGCGTATCCTGGAAGATTTGAATAATCGGAGAATTTAGTCGAGGAGAAATGATCTGACGAAGAACTGAAGCAAGGTACTTAAGTTCCATCGCAGCAGCAATTGACTGAGGAACGTGCATGTTCATCTCATCTCCATCAAAATCAGCATTGTACGGGCGAGTGGCAGAAACGTTTAGGCGAAACGTAGAATAGGGTAGAACACGAATGCGGTGGCATTCCATGGACGCCTTGTGTAGAGACGGCTGACGGTTAAAGAGTACAACATCACCATCGATTAGATGACGATGTACTATATCACCAACGTTAATGTCAACCGTTTCAACCGTGATAAACTTCAAGTTTACAGAGCGCTTTTCGTTCTTCGTAAAGACAATTGACTTTGCTCCAGGATACTTCGAAGTACCGTTGCGAATGTAACTAAGTAGACGATCGCGATTGTAAGGTGTTACGATTTCAGGGAAAGTCAAGTTCATTGCAATTTCTTGAGGCACACCAAGTTCATCAAGTTCGATATTTGCATCTGGAGTGATTACTGAGCGAGCAGAAAAGTCCACACGCTTTCCCATCAAATTACCACGAACACGACCATTCTTTGCACCAAGACGCGACTTGAGTGTCTTCAAAGGACGACCAGACCGCTGTGCAGCAGGAGGTAGTCCCTTAATATCGTTATCAACATAGGTCGCAACATCAAACTGTAGTAGCTCAGTATACTTGTTGATGATGTCTGCGGAATCACCCTTATCGATCTTATCGCGAAGACGCTGATTGTCACGAACAATTGTAATTAGCATATGAGTCAGATCATCCTCCATACGCTGATTGTCTTCCATGATTACAGAAGGACGAACGGTCAAAGGAGGTACAAGTAGAACAGTGCAAATCATCCACTCAGGACGACTGAACTTAGGATTAAATCCAATCAGTTCAATGTGCTTGTCAGTAATGCGCTGAAAGCAACGAAGAACCATTTCACACTGAAGAGGAATCGGGTCTGCAATTTCATCATACGTAATTGCCTGGAGACTTGCTACTGTATTTTCTGCCTTTTCAGCCTTCTTGATAAGTGGAGACTTACAGTGAGCACACGCACCAGTATCTTTAACAAGTTTATCCTTGTATTTTGCGGTTCTCTTATGTACAGCACTAAAACGATCAATACCATAACTCTTTGCTGCAATTAGCTCTAGATCTTCATCAGAAAGATGAGGGTTTGAGCAATTCAAACAAACAATTTGTAGGATCTTCTGTACTTGTTCAATAAACTGATATAGATAGACAGGACGAGCGAGACGAATGTGACCAAAGTGCCCCGGACATAGCAGATTGGTCTGCTTGCATGTGGGGCATACCTTGCCATTCTCAATCACGCCAAATCGAGCATCGAATACACCCCCTGCAACAGGCTGGTTCATCTGATGCGGTTTATCGGTAATTACTTCAACTACGCTCTTGGAAATAATTTCATCGGGGTTTGCGATTCCAAATTGGACTCCGATGATAGTGTCCCCCATTCTTGTTATTACTAAGCATTGTCTCTATAATATTCCGTTTTCATTTTACGATTAAATTATATAAGTAAGAAATGCAACGATTTAAAGGGTTTGGAAAAGGTCAACCTGTTGTTAAGGTTGAACAGGTAAGTGTTCCTGAAGTTGTGTTTATTAATATTCCTGTTATTCCCGAGCCTACTCCTGAACCTGTTCCTGAGGCTACTCCTGAGCCGGTAAACTAAACATTTTTTGCAGTTTCAAGTGTTAAATTCCAAAACTCATCATTGCTTATTATTTCTCTTACTGCGACATCTGCAAACTTCTCTTCAAGCTCCTCGGCCCATAATTCAAATTCAGGTCCAAGGCGTTGAGTAAACTTTTCTTTATGCTTAATTTTTAGTCGTTTATTTCTGGGTATCAAGTCTTGAAACATATATTCTATAAATTGACGTGTATGGTAGACCGATTCACTCTCATCAAGAATGTCTCGAACTTTTTTATTCCACTCTTCCATTACAAAGAATGAAGCTAAAAACTATTCGGAAATCCCACAAGAAGGAGAAGAAGTGGGATGCAGTTTTTGATAAAGACGGCAAG